TACTTCACTAGAAATAGTGAACCAAAAATAGTCTTAAAACTGATATGTAAGGAAAATAAAATGTCAAAAATTAAAGTTGGTATCATCGGCGTAGGTAATTGCGCTAAGTCGTTAGTTGAAGGGGTTCAATACTATATTCAAAATCCCCATGATAAAGTTGGCCTCATGTATCCAGATATTGGTGGATATACATCTGAAGATATGGAATTCGTAGTAGGATTCGATGTTGATCGTCGTAAAGTAAATAAATCCTTAATTGAAGCTTTAAGAGCTTTACCAAATTGTGCAATGGATCATGTATCTGAAATAGATAATACATGTGTTACAAAGGATGCTACAGTATATTCTGGTCCTGAACTTGATGGTGTTGCTGAACATATGCTTGATTATCCAGAGAATGTTTCATTTAGAACGGGTGCTGAAGCGGCAAAATCATACGATGATATTGTTACACTAGTTAAGAAAACTGGTGTAGATGTACTTATTAACTATCTCCCAGTAGGTTCAGAAAAGGCTACTAGATTNTATCTTGATGTAGCATTAGAAGCAGGTGTACATTTTGTTAATTGTATCCCAACTATAATTGCCACTAAAGAAACTCAGATTATTGAACAGAAGTTTATCGATAAAGGTCTAACAATTGTTGGTTCTGATATGAGATCTGCTTGGGGTGCTTCTAGATTATCTGAAGTTCTTCAAGGTGCTATGATAGATTCAGGTATATTAGTAACTCAACATATTCAATTAAATATGGCTTGTGGTTCTACTCAAGGTCAAGAGCATATCCGTACAGGAAGAACTGCTAATACTGACTTCTTGAATATGGCTAAACAAGAAAGATTACATAATAAACATATCTCAAAAGAGAATGTTTTGAAAGGTCAAAATATTGTACGGGATGAACCATATTCAGGTATGACATTATATGCTGGTCCTTCATTAACAGTTCAGCAAAAACCAGGTGGTACTTACGTAGGTTCTGATAATAAAGTATGTAATATTGATATAGTTGGTTATGGTTTTGCCGGTGCTCGATATGAATTAACTGCTAGATTATCTGTACAAGATAGTCCGAATTCAGGTGGTGTAGTTATATCGGCAATTAGATTTTGTAAAGTGGCTTCTGAAATGGGTATTGTTGGATTCTTAAGAGGTCCTTCAGCATGGACTCAAAAAACTCCGCCATTGCAATTGAAAACAGAAGATGCAAAGTTTGAATGTGATGCCTTAGCAAGACGAACATTGACTGAGTTAACTAAACCTCAATTAATAGAAAATAAACCAAAGGCAAAGGATTTACCATATACTTTCCAAGCAGGCCAAACAGATTATGAATAATATTAATACTTTTGATATAGATGGTGTCATATACATGGGTGAATACGGAGGTGTTTACCCAGGTCTTAATGATATTATTATAACTGGTAGATCATTTGAAGAATCAGATGAAACAATATGGATGCTTAATAAGAAAGGTATTCATAACAAAGTAATGTTTAACCAATTATCGTTTGATAATAAGAGTAGAGAGTCTTCGGGTATTCATAAAGGAAATACTATTCTTAAATTAGAAGAGCAAGGATATAAGATTGGTATTCATTTCGAAGATGATCCAATACAAATTGCTGAAATTAAGAAAATAGTTCCGCATATTAAAATTGTATATATGCAACATGATTTAATTGAAAAGGAAAATGTTCGTCATACCAAGGATACAGAATGATAGATGCTACTGGCAAAGAGTATGTAGAAGCAAATAACTTTGTATCTAATAATGTTGATTATCCTATTGATAAGTACTTCTCTATATGCGACGTAGAGAAGTTCCTTGACTTTAAATACTTTGTTGAACAGGTTAACAAAAGAACTGAATGGCAATATGGATTAACAGAAAAGTACGAGTATACAGAGTACGCATTAAATCCAGATACTGAATACTTTCATCCAATGATTACCTGTGATGATCGGATGGTATACATTATGAAGAATATTGTATCATTACCTGATGATAAACTCTCACTTCATAATAAGATTGGTAATACAATCATCTCGCATTTTTATGGTGCACGAGGTATCCATCAGATTGCTACTAGAAATAATGATCCACAAACTGCACATGTTGATTTTGAGAACTATTTCAAGTCTGGCGAGCGCGCCCGCGTACGGAAGAATCTAGAGTTAGCAGCATCAATTAAGTTACCAATCTATGGTTCAACTGAGTTACGTACTTCTTTATTTGGGGCGGCAAACAAGTATCAACTCCAAAGGTTTGGACCTACTGCTGATAAGGTACATCCAGGTAATATCATGGATTGGGTAGCAGGATTAGGAGAACAAGGATTCTTTGAAAGCATGACAAAATCTGATGCTGCTTCTAATACCTTTAAAATATTGACTCAGATTGAAGGTATTGGATCTTATTATGGGTATCATTGTACTACATCTAATTCAGTGAATCCAAAACTATCTTGGGATAATGATGAGAACTTTGTTAAACCTGGACCTGGAGCACAATACACTCTTAAGTTGCTATTTCCAAAGGCCTCATCAAAGGAAATAACGAATGGAGATTTAGTTGTATGGTTCAGACATAATCAGAAGTTCTTTGGGTTTGGTGATATTAAGATCCATGAACATTTCCATAATGTACTTGATCATAACAATAATAAGATTCTAAGCAAAGACCAGACTGAGATGATGACCTACGGCAGCGAGGTCGGAATGTGCCAGTATGGTATATTTTGTAAAATTAGACATGATAAAAAGGCAATTGAAAGACGTAAAGTAGCAAGAATAGGAACTATTGATATTGAAAAAGAGTTGTACAAAGCCGAGGAATTGTTATATAATAAACAAAATACCGCAACCTTGGACTCCTTCTTTTAATGAAAAAATATGCTTTAGATTTATTACCTGGTAAACTAACATCATCTCAATATTCTCATAAATTTGGTTGGGCTATGCTCAGAAAATGCCAACTTGAAGATGCCTTGAATATTGAGATCGATGTTCTCCATGGAGAGTCATGGGATGATTATGATACTATATTTCTATATCATTCCATGGAACAAGATGGAGAAACTCTCAATCTCTTTGGAGGAGCAACTAAAGAAAATGCTGTCTTCTTCGAACGAATCCTAACCTATAAAAATAAGTCATTAGTATCTCTTGATATTCCTATGCCAGATTATGGTAGACTATGTAAGAATCGACTTAAGAATGCCGATGAATATTGGTCTGCCATAGATTGGGATGCATTATCAAATGTTTGCAAATCTATACCTGAAATGATCCATCCTGAGGTTACAACTAAATTAGTATTAGGTGATAGTCATTCATTTTCTGCATATCAACCTGGATATATGACATTTCGTAAAGATGGTAGAACTCTTGCAGGAGTATTGAGAAAAACTATCTCAAAAGAGATAGATGATTTCATGCCAGGATTACGGGAAAACATTACTCATCTTACTTGTTATTATGGCAATATTGATATCAGACATCATATCTGCCGAGAAGAAAACCCAACCCAATATGTAGATGATTTAGTATCTGAATATGAGAATCAAATAAAGGTATTAAACATTAAGAATATTGAAGTTGTGTTACCATTACCCATAGAAGATGAGACTCGTAAATTGCCTAAAACAGGTTGGTATAAAGGTACTCCATTCTTTGGTTCTAGACAAGAAAGAGATACTATAAGACAATACTTTACCGATGCATTAATACAAATGTGCAACAGAAACAACTGGTCAGTTTTTAAATGGCCTGAACAATTCTATACATATAGTCCAATTGAATTTATGCAGACTTATATGGAAAGACCAAAGTCTGTACATCTTGCACCAATAAATCATAGGTTTGATTATTGGAATAAAGATATTAAACAACAAGAATCTACACTTGAAGATTTCTTTTAATAAATAACATATCAAAAAGGAATTTCTAAATGGCCTATACATTCTTCCCTAAATCTATAACAGAAATTGATAATAAATTAAAATATGGAGATGAATCTAGAGTAAATGAAATTAAATCATTATTTAATTATATTGATAATAAATTTCCTAAAATAGAAACACCTCTTGCTATAGATCCAATTTCTATAAATATAGTTAAGGTCACTAGATTATTAGAGGGTGATATTAATTTAATTGCTATAAAACGTGAACTTAAATTAATGAAAATAACAATTAAATTTGGCAATGGATCTGCAGGCGGCCGAGGAGTCAATAACAAAGGTAATCAATATGAACAGTTGTTTGCCGATGATCTTAATAAATGGTTTTCTGGAGAAACAATTATTGATACACCTACTCTTAATACGTTTAATCATATGAATAGTTTGTATAATATTACTAAACATAAAAATCCATATGCTAAGACTGTTGGTGAATTAAATACAAAAAGACCTTTAATTTATAGTCCATCAGTATTAATTTCTTCTTCAGTTACCGGATTAAATATAGGAAAAGTATTAAGTGATATTACAATTACATCAAATGGTACTGATTTAATATACTTAAGTTTAAAAAATGGTAATACCGTTACATTCTTTAATGCTGGTGTTAAAAAAGCATTAATTCAAAAAGAAATTGAATCTGGACATATAAAAAATAAAGATGGATTAAAATTATTAAAATTATTTAATATAAATGTTGTAGATTTTTGTAATATATTTAATGGCAAGTTACTAAATGGTTATTCTAAAGATGTATGGAATGATATGTCTAGTGTACAAAAGACTGATTTAAATGCATTACTAAAATCTGGTATAGGTTATGGATATCATGTAATTCATAAAATAAATAGTAAAATTCTTTCTTATCAAATAGATAAAGCATATATGGAAAAAGCTGCTTTACCAACTTCATGCACGGTATATTATGGTGGAAAAACAGGAACAGGTAAACGTATTGATATAGAAATTGAAACTGCTAAGTATATATTAAAACTTAATATACGTGATAAACAAGGAAGTGGCGGGTATCCAACTCATCTTATGTGTGATTTTACACATAAAGTATAACATATAAAGATAAATATAATTAAAAGGAATAGTATGAAATCGTTTGTAGAATTTATTACAGAAGGAGGTAATGTCTTTAAGGATAAAACTGCCTCTATTAAATTAGAACATATTGCTCCTACACTTGAAGCATATTTCAAAGAACTTAAACATATCTTTCCAAAGAAGGCAAGTATCTTTAATCTAAATCATTTCAAACCGCTAGGTTCAGTAGGTAAAAAGCCGATGTCTGGGGATATAGACCTTGGTATTGATTCAAAAAGTTTGCTTGATCATACTATGTCAGATAAGTCTATGTCTGATTGGAATATTGATCCTAAGGCAGTTCATATTGAATTTGCAAAGTTAGAAAAGAGAGCAAAGTCTGCTTCACCTGAAATGTTACTAATGAAAGCATTTCTTAAAGAACTGACATTGTATATCAATTCACATGCTCCATCATTATATTGTGACGAAAAGAAAGTTACTAATGGTAACATCTTTGGTTTGTTTCCCCAGATTAATGATAAAGGATATGAAGTTGGTATTGGAGTCCAAATTGATTGGATGATTGGTGACCTTGAATGGTTAACATTCTCTTACCATTCTGCTGCGTATCCTGCTAATTCTAATGTAAAAGGATTACATAGAACTCAGTTGATGCTGTCTGCATTCCAAGTAGCAAATTATTCATTTAATCATGTAACCGGTGTTAAGGACAAGGATACTGGAGTTATTATTGCTCATAATCCAGAAGATGCTTTATCAGTATTGGGTAAAAAGTTAGGTGTTAAGATAACAAGAGCAGATGCTGAAGACTATTATAAACTACATAAGTTATTAAAAGCAAAACTTAAGCCTAAGGATTATTCTAGTATGGTTGATATCTACTTGAAGATACTTGACTCAACAAGAGCAGATATCCCAGATGATCTTCAAGCAGAATGGAAGAAACGTAAAACTAAATTGGCATTGACTGGAAAGTTTTTGCCTAATAACTCAGCACTGAAAGGATTGTAAGATGTCAGGTAGTACTGGAGCGGATAGAATCCAAAGTAGAGAACACTTCAAAAAGTTTCTTGCTTCTTATGAAAAGGTAGTTAAACAATTCCCTGGGTTTGTTTCAATAAAACCTTCTGGTTCTTATAACTCTAATCTAAGTAAACAAGACTTTGGTGATATAGATTTAATCACTCATATTAAATCAGACCAAGATAAAACTGTTGTTAAGAAAGAGTTAGCCGCCCATCTTGCTAAACTTCCTGATTCAGTCATAGTTCCATTTAAATCTGAAAGATATAAAGGCAAAAAGTTCCTTAATACAGGTGAAATTGTTACTATTCGATACCATGATGAAGAACTTGGATATTCAGTTCAAATAGATAATATCATAGCACTTGACCGTACTGAAGCAGGATTTAAATTAAACTTTCTTGATCTTCCTGCCGAGAAGCAAGGTTTAGTATTAGGTTTAACTAAGGTTGCTACTATTGAAACTCCTATACCTACTTTGTTTAAAAAGGTTGGTATTAAAGTTCCTTCAAAACTTCCTGAAAATGAAGAATATGAATTCAACCTATCAAGTGTAGAGATACAATTGAGAAAAGTTACCTATGAACCTGGTTCATTCAAACAATTAAAAAGAGAAGTTGTTTGGAAATCGCGAAGTTTTGAAGATCTAAAAAAGATTCTATATCAATATGATCTTGACTCTTCTTTTGAAGATTTAATTAAACAAGCAAAAGTTAAATTAAAAAATCCAAGAAGTTCTAATAGAATGAAAGGTGTATTTACTTCCATGATTAGTGTTAAATCTGGAGAGGTGGGTACACAAAAGGGTAGAGATAAGGAAGCAGCAATTAAAAAAGTAATGGATATATTCGGAGAAAGTACTATGAAATCATTTGCAGATTTTTTAACCGAATCGGCAAATCCTTTAAAGATTAGAAAGGTGAATAAAGATTGGTACCAAATTGATGTTGAAGAAGATAAACATGGTATAATTCTTAGGGCTGTAGCCATATTTAAAACAGAGCATAATGACTGGTCTGTAAATGATGGTGAACCTATGCCAGGCCGTAAAGTAGATGATTTAAGACGATATGTTTTTAGTAAACTTAGTCTTGCTAAACTTTTTGCGCATGATTTAGCCGATGCTATTAAGAATGATAAACCATTTCCTAAAAGATCAAATGACAAATACATCTAATGAAAATGCTAAAAGGCACGGATTAATAAAATGAGTGAATTCGAAGATTTCTTAAAACTTGTTGCCGAAGGTAAAAAGGATTATAAAGAAAATGATCCTGTTGGCAAAAAGTTAGAGGAAGTCAAACAGAATATCAAATCTGATCTGGGTTCTTTATTTGGTCAATTAAGTGAAGCAAAGGTAAATGATCCTGTCAATAAAAAGATAGAAACCGTTAAACAGAACGTCAAATCTGATTTAGGTTCTTTATTTGCCCAACTATCTGAAATTGCGACTAAAGTAGAACCTTTAGAAGGTCGATTTGATGAGGTTATCATTGAAGTTGCAGAACAGATAGAAGAAGTTGCTCAAATAGTTGAAGAAGTCCCTGTACCTGAAATAAAACCTGCATCTCAGCAATATTCTCCGGCAGAAATAGAAAAGATTCATACTGGTAAATCATTCCAGCAACCAAATCCTGATTTAGTTGCTCCTCAAATGGATGATATCCGTAAGAAACTAAAGTTCATGGAACAAGCAATTGGTAGAATTGCTGCAGCAGGACCTGGATCAGGTGAAGTAAATCTAAGATGGTTAGATGATGTCTATAGACCGTCGATATCAGATGGCAGATTTTTACGATATAATGATACTTTAAAGAAGTTTGAGTTTGCCGAAGTAAATCCNCATGATATTGTATATACTACAATTTTAATAACAACTCCTACTTATACTGTATCTGATGAAGATTATTATATGGGAGTAAATTATGCAGGACCAGTTACTATTACATTGCCAATTACTCCAAGTTCAGGTAGAATGCTTATAATTAAAGATGAATCTGGTAATGCTTCAACAAATCCTATTACTGTTCTTGGTACTGTAGATAATGATACAGGTGGATTTATAATACAATTAGATAACGGTGCAATACAAATGATTTATAGAAATGGTTGGAGAATAGTGTGACATATCTTTTTACAAATAACCAAGAAATTAAAAATGATGAAGGAAATCCAATTCCCGTATCATTTCCAACAGGATTATCTGATGCCTTTGGTAGACAGAGAGTTTCAGAACCATTTACTATAGGCGATTATAAACATTTATATGGCATAGATTCTAATTTTATTGATTATTATGGTAATGGTGCTACGATTACATTTGTAAAAAATAAAGCATGTTGTACTATGACAACTACTAGTAATCCGGCAAGTTTTATTGTTCATCAGACAAAATTTTATCATCATTATATGCCTGGAAAATCACAGGTAATAATGAGTAGTATTAATTTTGGCGCTGCCACTACAAATGTTACAAAAAGAACTGGGTATTTTGATGATAATGATGGTATCTATTTTGAGCAAGCAGGTGATGGTACATTATCTTGGGTAATAAGAAGTTTTGTTACAGGCATTGCTACAGAAGTTAGAAAAACTCAATCACAATGGAATATTGATACTGTTTCATGGATAGATATCACAAAAACCCAATTAGCTATTATTGATTTTCAGTGGCTAGGCGTTGGTAGAGTTAGAGTTGGATTTGCTCATAATGGTAATATTACATATGTTCATGAGTTTTTACATAGTAATAATCTACCAACAGTATATATGAGTAACCCTAATCTTCCTGTTCGATGCGAGATTAGAAATACAGGAGCAACAACAGGTGGTTCTATGGATCAGATTTGCTCAACTGTATTTAGTGAAGGCGGTTATGTTGAAGCTGGGCAAGATTGGTCAGTATCTTCGCCTACACTAACTATTCTTGCGGCTGGAACAACATTACCAATTATAGCAATTAGATTAAAAAATAGTTATAAAACATATTCTAATCGTATGATTGTTAGAATGGGTAATGTAACGATGTTCAGTGATGGGGAAAATATTAAATGGAGATTATTAAAACTACCAGCACAATCATACTTGACAGGTACTACTTGGGTTGATGTTAATGATGATTCTGGTGTTCAGTATAATAATACTTGTACTGCTTGGACAGATGGTCAAGAATTAGATAATGGTTGGGTAGGAGCTTCAACACAAGGTAGTCAAAAAGCTGGTGGATCACCCGCAAGTAATTTGCCTTCATCTGCAAAGAAAAATTATATTGTTCAAAACTATGCAAGCACAGATTCTGAAATATATCTAATTGTAGCAACAAATTTAGGCACCCAATCAACTAATGTTGGTGCTGGAGTTCAATGGCGTGAAATTTACTAAAATTTAAAAAGTATAAATACTATACAGTTTATTTTTATAGATGGAAACAAATGAAACAGTATAGACAATTCCTTAAGGAAATGCCTGCTAAAACAATTGTATTTGCTTTTGGCCGGTTTTCCCCACCAACTATTGGGCATGGACTACTTATTAATGTAGTTAAGAAGATTGCGGCTGCCAATAAAGCAGATTATGCAATCTATGCGTCAAGAACTCAAGATAAAAAGAAAAATCCTTTATCAGTGGATAAAAAGGTTCATTATTTGAATCTAATGTTTCCACACACCAATTTCAAACCTGCAACTGATACAGAGCGCACTTTCATAGAGGTTGCGAAAGCATTAAACTCTAAATATAAAAATCTTGTCATGATTGCAGGTTCTGATCGCATTTCAGACTTTGAAAGATTACTTAACCAATATAATGGTAAAGAATACAATTATGATTCTATTCAAGTAATTTCTGCCGGCGAAAGAGATCCTGATTCAGACGATGTATCTGGTATGTCAGCATCTAAGATGAGAGCATCAGCATCTGAAGGTGATTATCAAAGTTTTAAGAAAGGTTTACCTTCCACACTACGTGATATTGATGCTAAACGATTAATGAATGATGTTAGACAAGGAATGGGTCTTGACATTATTAAAGAACAAATCAAATTAAATGTTGATGAACTTCGAGAAAAATATTTTAGAAAAGAAATATTCAATATTGGCGATATTGTAGAATCAAATAACGAACCATTTGAGATATTAGACAGAGGTAGTAATTATCTTACTGTTGTAAATTCAATTGGCGAAACTACCAAAAAATGGATACAGGACGTAGTAATGTCAGAACAAACTTTATTTGAAGATATTCAACCTGGAACTATACCTTCTGAAATTACTTTCAAAGGTTATACAACCAAAAATCTTCATCATTCAGAAGATGCTATTAGAGCATTCATGCAAACTATCAAAACTTCAGGTGACCATGATCCTGTTTCTGTATTAAATGCGTTGAAAGCAACAGATATCTATATGGGTATTAATGATAAACACCTTGAACAAGAACAAGTTCCTGATGAAAAAGATTTAAACCAATGGGAAGATGCTCATATGAAAGCAAAACAAGCATTGGAAAGAACTGGAGATTTCTTGCACCATTTAGACTATTGGCACATGCATGGAACTGAAATAGAACTAATGATTAATCAATTTAGAGCATCAACGGCAAATGGTATGACTGAAGAATTAACAGACAAAACGTTAAAAAGTAATGACAAACTTAAAGTTGCTAGAATGATTGCAACTATTCTAGGATTTGACGATGCTGAGAAATCAAGTAATGCCGAAGTATTGGTAAACAATGCATTACGTAAAACTAAAACGTTGAATAAAGATTCTTTGAAAATTGTTTCTAAAATGTTAAAACTTGCCGATGAAGTTGGTATTAACTATGATAAGAAAGCAATTAAAAATATCTCAAAAAGTAACCTAACTGAAGAACAAATTCAATTAGCTACTGAGAGGGCGGAGCGTTATGGAAGACGTTTCCCTAACCCTATTGATACTGCTTGGATTAATGAAGCAAAAGCAGTTAGTAAAGGCAAACCATTACCAAAAGATGATGTAGAAAAGATTGAAAATCTTGCGGCAACAGGTCATGCAACTTTAGGCACTCCTCCCCATGGTGTTGGTCAATCTGAAATTACTCATGTTGGTGCCCATCTAACTCCTGGACCAAAAGGTACAGATACTATTGACAGAATGAAAGTCAAGTATATGAAGGAAGAAGAATGCTGTGAGCATGATGAAGAAGAATCAGATGAAGAATTAGATAAAATGATTGATTCATTAGAACATGAAGATATTCTTGATGCTTATGATGATGACGAATTTCAAGTTGTTGATGCTGAAACTGGTGAACCAGATGAAGAAGATAAACCAATTAAAGAAGAAACTTTAATGGAAGTTCTTTCTAAAATTGAGAGAATGAAAGCAAGATTAAGATTTTCTAAGAATAGAGCTAAAATTGATCGTGCAAGAATGTTAGCCTTAAAGAAGCATTCAGATTCAAAAAAGATAAATAAAAGAGCACGTCACCTTGCAGTTAATTTGATGCGTAAAAAATTACTAAAAGGTCGAGATCCTTCTACTTTGGCTACATCTGAAAGAGAAAGAATTGATAGAATTATAGAAAAGAAAAAACCAGTTTTAAGTCGTATGGCTATGAAACTTACATCTAGAGTTCGTCAAACTGAAAAAGAAAGATTATCACATAAAAACTTTACTAGGAAATAATAATGAATGAATTATCAGCAGCATTGAAAATTGCTATGGCAAATACTTTTGTAATGTACTTCAAGGCACATTCATATCATTGGAATATTGAAGGACCTAACTTCAGTGATTACCATGGTTATTTCGGTGGATTGTATGAAGAATTGCATGATGCAGTAGATCCTATGGCAGAACATATTCGTGCTATTGATCAATATGCACCAGTTGGTCTTGCCGATCTTTATGATGCTAAAACTGTAGCAGATGATGCTTCAAGAGTAGTATTAACAAAGCAAATGTTTTTAAATCTTATTGATGCTAACGATGCAGTTATCGAAAGTCTAAATAAAGCATTTGATATTGCAACATATTCTAAAAAGCAAGGGTTATGTAATTTCCTTGCAGATCGTTTAGATGTCCATGCAAAACATGGTTGGCAATTAAAAGCTTTAGCAAAGTAATATGAAGACTTATAAAGAGTTGCTTGAAGATCTTGCAACATCAGATATTAAAGTTAAAAAATATGTGGATCATAATGGGGTTACTCGTTCTAGAAAATATCATCCACACATGGTAGATTTTAAAAATAGCAAATCTGGCGGTGAACCCAGTCAGACTGACGAACCAAAAAGGTAATAATAAATGAAAAGTTATAAAGAATTCAAAGAAGGTTTTGCGCATCCTAATCATAAAAAATTAGATGCTAATTACAATGGTAAACTTGATGCTGATGATTTTAAGTTATTAAGAAAGAAAAAGCAATCAACTAAAGAAGATTGTTCAATGAAAGAAGACTTAGAAGAAATGGATCTATCTTTCATTAAAGGTGCCAAACCACGCGGTTCAGTTGCTGATCAAAAAGCCGCAAGAGATGCTTTAATTGCTAAAAGAAAAGAAACTAATCCTAATCCACCTCAACTTGGTAGTTCTTCAAGTGACAAATATAAATTAGGCGATTACGATAAGAAGTCTAACCGTTCATATAGTGAAGAAGTTGAGTTGGATGAAGTTTCTATAGCTACTTTAGATAGTTACCGTAAGAAATCATTTGATGAACCTGGATTTAAAAGACAAGCTGGTAGAGCAATGGCTTTTAATAAATTAAGTTCACACGGTGATTCAAAGGTTAAGTCTTCTGAAGAAATTGATGTAGCAAAATCTCAAATCAAAGATTTAATTAAACCTGAACATCATTCAAAGTATCCTATCTCTAAAATTACTAGTATGTCCCATGGACGTAAGATTTATAGAGACGCTAGTGCTGCGGGTCATCTTAAAGAAGAAGTTGAAGAACTTGATGAATTAAGTAAAAAGACTTTAGGTTCTTATGTTAAGAAAGCAACTTCTGATGTAGGTCTTGCAGGTTTTGTTAAAGGTACAACTGTTAATGATCATAGCAGAAGCAAAGATTATGATGATGCTGCAGCTATGAACAGAAAACGTAAAGTTGGTATTGCTAAAGCAGTTGATAAATTAACTAAAGAATCGGTTGAACTTGAAGAAGCTATTGTTAAATTAGACGTTAAGAAAGTAATAACCAAATATCCTAAGTTAAAAGATTATGGTATTAGTTCTATTACTATGGTTAATGGTGAACTCCATATAGTTTCAGACTATTCCATCAAACCAGCTGGTATTTCTGATTCACAAATCATTGGGGCAGCATCTACTACTTATCCAAAAAAAGTTAAAGAATCACTTGAACTTGACGAAAAATTAGATCCTTCTATGGGTGCTGGCGAATATGTAAAAGATTTTAAGAAGAGTGATGCACCTCAATTTAAAGGCAAATCACCGGAAAAACGTAGAATTATGGGCGTTGCTGCTTTCTTAGATGCTCAAAGAAAAATTAAGGAAGAAGTTGAACTAGAAGAAGCTAGAAAAGAACCTGCGCAAGTTTATCATCCAACTTACTCTTCTGCTGTTCAACATGCTAGAGCGAATGCTGAGAAACAAGGTTATACTGTTTCTGATGACGATTGGTTTCATCATGTAAATTCTGGTCCAGGAAAACCTAGTGGTGGTAAAACTACTAGACACGTTATTCCATTACAAAAAGATGGTAAACCATCAAAGAAAGCATTGGCTATACAAGTTCATAACCGTCAAACTGACAAAAATTCATACGAACTAAATAGCTATATTAACTAATAATTTATCAAAAAAAGGAAACTAAAATGAGTTTATGGGGAAATAGAGATTCATTCTCAATCACAGGTACAAGTGTTAGTGTAGTAAATGGTTCGCCAACTGTTACTAGTAATGGTGCTACACCAACTACTTTCTTAACTGACTTTCAAGAAGGCGATACTATTGTTATTACCGGTGTTAAATACAAAATTTTTAAAATTGTATCTGATACTGTAATTACTTTAGTTGCTAACTTTGCAGGTTCTACTGCTACAGTATTAAATACTAATCTTAAAGGTGCAGATATTCCTAAGTATATTCTTCAAGAAGATTTACAATATATCTACTTTGTATCTGAAGAAGAAGCTTTATTAACAACTAACCATAATAAAGGAATTTGTGGATCAGGTTGGTGGATGATTAAGGAATATACAGATTCTGACGGTAATCCAAGACACAAAACTGAATTATTAGTTGCTATGGATGTTCTTAATGCTGTTTCTGGCGATGCTGCTGATGATTTAATTGTTCCTGATGTTGAAGCAGTTCTTTCTATCTCAGTACAACCAACAACTCAAGCAATTACTTTAGGTGCTGCTACATTCTCTGTTACAGCTGCAGTTACTGGTGGTGGTTCTGTTACATATCAATGGCAAAAATCTGTTTCTGGTTCTACCAAATTTGTTGCTGTTTCTGGAGCTACAAGTTCTTCAATCGTTCTTTCAGGACAAACTGCTGCTAATACAGGCGACAGATATAGAGTATTGCTTGGTTCTACTACACAAGGTGCAACAGCAATAACTTCTAACTCTGCTGTATTAACATTTGTATCTGAAGCACCATAACATATATTGGGGAGTTGAAATATACTCCCCTTTATTATGATTGAAATATTAAATAAAGATAACTTCATACTTTATTGTATGAAGCACTATGATAATCCTCAGTGTACTTCTGTAAGGGAGTTTGAGGAGGATTTAAATAGGTTTTTATATCTTCAGAAGTTATTGACTAGATATATTAATAACAAAGATGAATTAAGAGAGCGATTGATATTAAACCATCTTATCGTTCTCTTTAATCT